AAAAAGGCGGTGCTGCCGTAATGGGACCGTCTGAGAGCATCAACCGGGCGCTGAACGCCTTTTTTAATAGCTTTGGCGTCCCCGGCTATCTGGAAGATAATATCCCTCCCGGCGCAGAACTGCCGTATCTGACCTATCAGCCGACAATTCCCGGCGGGTGGAACGAGTCGACATCCTTCCACGCCCGGCTGTGGTACCCCAGCAAGGGCGGCAGAACCCCCATTCTGCAAACAGAAGATACGATCAGCGCGGCCCTCGAGGACAGCATAACGCTTTCCTGCGAGGGCGGCGCTATTCTTTTGCAAAAAGGCACCCCATGGGCACAGCCCCTCGACAACCCGCCTGAAGGGTATCTGTGCGAATATCTCAATTTTGAAATCACGCAATTTTGCGAGTAAGGAGCAATATGGCAAGAAAATTTTCCAAAATTTCGCAGAAAGCGTTCGAATCCATGCAGTTCAACGCAGGCATCGTGGTCAACAAGTTTGATGTAACCGGCGAGACCGAAGTTCAGGACGCAGACATTATTACTGCCACGACCGGCGGCATCACCGCGACCTGTAAGGCGAACTTCACTGATCTTGGCGAAGACGTGGACAACGCCCAGAAGAACACTGCAGAGCTGATGCAGATCGAGGGCTACGACTGCACGCTGGCCTTTACGGCCCTGAACGTCACAACGGACGTTATCAAGCTGGCGCTGGGCGCTGCGGATGTGAGTGACAAGAAGGTCACGCCCCGCATGACGCTGAATCCCACCGCCAGCACCGGCGACTTCAAGGACATCTGGTGGGTTGGAGACACGCTGGATGGCGGTATGGTTGCAGTCCGGCTGATGAATGCACTGTCCACCGGCGGTTTGACCCTGAAGACGACCGACAAGGGCAAGGGTAACATTGCGGTCACTCTGACCGGCTGCCCCCGTCTGGGCAGTGACGTGGTGCCTATGGAGTGGTACTACAGCCCCAAGGCCGCAGCATAAGGAGGTTACAACATGAAAACTCTGAACCAGATGGGCGAGACCGAGTTCCTGCGGCGCTGCTGGCTCATCGCTGACGCGGTGTCGGACCTGCTGACCAAGACCAAAGTCATGGATCTGCGCAAGGTTATGCCGGTTTTCAACGGCAGTGAGACCGAGGAAGAAAAGAAGCAGAAGAGGGAAGAGCAGAGCCGAAAAAACCTCAAAGCAATGGCAAAAAGCCTGCTCTTTGAGAACGCTGAGGCTACCGCCAAGCTGCTTCCGCTGCTCTATGAGCCGGACGTGGACAAGGACGGCAAGCCAGAGACTATGACGCCGTTCAAGACCCTGCGCGTTATCACTGCCACCATCGAGGACAAGGACGTGCTGGATTTTTTGTTATCGTTGGCGAAGCTGGGCCAGACGAGTATCGACGCCTGACTTCGTCCATTCGGCTCGATATGCTGCGGCTCGTCGGCAAGCCCTACATCGTCCAGCACATCATGAACACCCGTCGGCAAGAGGCTATTGCTTTGAGCTACCGGGCATACATGACGGACACGCTGGCAGGCTTCGCAGGAGTAGAAGAGCGCTGGGCTGACCGGGTGGCGGGAATCATCGACCCCCGCCCCTTAGAGCCGCAGCAAAGCGCCGAAGAAGTGATACAGAGAATCAAAAATGGCTTGAATGGAGGTGAAGAAACCTGAAGCTCTTTGAATTGAGCGCCACCCTCGGTCTGGACGACAGCGCCTACCGGCAGGGCGTGGAAGAGGCGAAGTCTCAGACTAAGGCCGCTGTCTCCACCATGATGAAGGATTATAACCGGCTGTACAGTGAGGTCATTCACCTTACGGCAGCTTACCAGAAATCACGGAAAGAGACCGGGGAAACCTCCAAAGAAACTAAGGAATTTGCCCAGAAGCTGAAAGAAGCTCAGGCCCAACTCAATACCACGGCACAGGGGCTAAGGACTGCGGAAGGGTACATGAACAGCTTCGGCGACTCGACCCGAAATACCGAAAGCAGCCTTGCAGGCTCTATTGCAAAAGGGCAGATTCTGGGCAATGTTTTGACCACTTTGGCAAGCAAAGCGCTTGATGCTGCTGTGGGATTTGTCCAGACAGGCATCGAGTACAACGCCCAGATCGAGAAATACACCACCGGCTTTACCAATATGCTGGGCAGCGCAGAGGCCGCGAACGAGGCCATGAAAGCCATTCAAGAGGACGCCGCCCGCACACCTTTTGATGTGGCATCGCTTACCGAGGCAAACCAGCTGCTTATCAGTGCCGGTGAAAATGCCGGGTATTCCCGTAAGCTCATTATGGCACTGGGCGATGCTGTCTCGGCCACCGGCGGCGGCAATGTGGAGCTGTCCCGTATGGCGGGCAACTTGCAACAGATCGCCAATGTGGGCAAAGCGACGGCTGTAGACATCAAGCAGTTTGCCTACGCAGGCATCAACATCTATCAGATTTTGGCGGACTACACCGGCAAATCGGTGCAGGATGTCCAGAACATGACGGTCAGCTACGACCTGCTTTCTGAGGCCCTTATCGCGGCCAGCGAAGAGGGCGGGCGCTACTACAACGCCATGGATGCCCAGAGCCAGACCATGAACGGCCGCGTGTCTACCCTGAAGGACAATGTGAGCCAGCTGGCCGGACTCATAACGGGCGATTTGTCCAACGGCATCGGCATGATCATCTCAAATCTTAATGATATGACGGTGGCCGCGCAGGAAGCCTACAAAACCGACGGATGGACGGGCCTTATCGGGGAGATAACCGGACTTTCCGGTGTGATCGACAAGGCAAAGTCCTCACTTGTTGGCCTGAAAGCTGTCGCTGATTCCTTCAGAAAAGGCGAAATTTCGCTTTTTAGTGGCGACTGGGATGCTGTGTACTGGAATGCATTTAACGCTGACCAGACAACAAAACAGGGGGAAAAGGACTGGGATAAATCTCACGCTGGGATGGTGTGGGACGAGAATGACGGCTGGGTGCCTGCAAAGTCTTCCGGTGAAAGCAAAAGCTCTATTACCACTTCGCCCACCACAACCACGACCACAACCACAACTCCAACCCAAAAGCACGTCGCCGCTGATACCAAAAAGCTGGCCGACACCATCAAGGAGACCTCGCAGGAGATCCTCGCCGGTACTGGCAACATCGTCGGCAGCATCCAGCGAGTGACCGAGACCGCTGACAACACCTACAACGTCTACGACGGCACCACCAAGGAGCTGAAAGGCACCACCAAAGAGACGGTGCAGACTATCACCGACTCGTGGACTGAGGTAGTGGACGGCACAGAAAAGACCATCAAGAAAATCACAAAAAACGTGACCGATGCGGCCGGAAAAGTGACGACCACGACCACGCAGACCTGTGACAAGGTGGTTTTGTCTGTCTCTGAGATGCAGAAACGCATCGACAATCAGCTCAGCGAGGCACAGAGTGAATGGAAGAGCGGCATCATGGGCACGCTGCAAAGCACGATCTCTGACCTCAAAAACGGCAACTGGTCGGGCCTCGCCACAGACTTTGCAAAGCTGGTGTGGGGCGAGGTCACGCAGGAGCAGCGAAACATCATCTCCAAGTGGCTGACAGACGCCCTCACGGCGGTAAATGACAGCTACTCCGGAGGCGGTCTGAGCGCGGCGAAAGACACCATCAAGGCGCTTTTTGGCGACGGCATCGCCGAGGGTGCTACCGAGGCAGGCACAGCCGTCAAGAGCTTTTCCCAGATCCTTGACAGCCTGAACGCCTCCGGAGGCGTGGGCACAAAGCTGGCGGGCATCGCTGGCAGCTTCACCAATGCGGCAGGCACCATCACAAAGGCTCTGAGCGGCATTGTAGGCTTCATCGTGTCAAACCCGGTGGTGGCGGTCATCCTCGGCCTGACAGCCCTTGTGGGCGGCGCTGCGCTGTCTGCGTGGTCGAAGAACAGGGACGAGAAGCTCACGAACAACTACGAAAGCCCCTTCAGCAAGACCCCTGTGTACGACTCGCTGGCGGAGTTTTCTTACCGTGCTGACCAGTTCAACCGCTACAAGGGCCTCACGGCGTCGCCCTTCAGCAGCGGCCAGCAGGACACCACCGGCAGACAGCAGCTCAGTGTGCTCCAGCGCATCTCCAACTCGTTAGATGAGCATCTTCCCGCCATCGGCACCGGCACGCTGGTCATCGACGCCAACGGCGTGCAGGCTCTCGCCGGCGCGATGCAGCCGACACTTGTGGACGGCATTGATGGAGACTTGGGTATCCGCTCGACCCGGAAAGCGAGGGGAGGCTAAATGGCAGCATTACAGGGCGTCAAAATCGGAGACCACCACACCCTCAAGGACTGGGGGCTTTACCTTGTGGTCGGCGGCACAACCGTCGGACCGGCAGAACCGGACGAAAGTCTTCTGGTCAAAGTGCCTTTCAGTGACCGCATTTTAGACCTTTCCAAGTCGATGGACGGCAAAGTCCACTACACCCAGCGCAAGATCACCATCACGCTCAAGTGCGTAAAGCCGAAAAGGCTTTGGCCCAAGGTGCAGAGCACGCTGGAGAACGCGCTGCAAGGGCAATGGCTGAAATGCGTTTTCGATGACGACCCGGCATGGTACTGGGAGGGATTCTGGACGGTCACGCCCCAAAGCCGCGACCGGTGGGAGAATGTCTTTACCATCACCGGCATCTGCAACCCCTATAAGACCAACACCACCGCAGCGGCGGGCGCTGACTGGCTGTGGGACAGCTTCAGCTTCGAAGAAGACACCATCTATGACACGCCGACGGAGGTAAAAAGCCTGTGAGCTACAAAATCTATGCCGGTACGCAGACCGCCGTAGGCGAGTGGGACACCAAAGCGTGCATCTACGACCCTGCGGCGGAAGACCTGCGCACCACGGCCACCATGCTCATCTCCCCCACCCTTACCCGAGAGGCGGGCAAAGCAGGCAGTCTTGAGTTTACCATCCCGTTGGGCAACATTGCCCACTCTGCGCTGCAAAAGCTCAAGACTATCGTGGAGGTAGAGCAGGACGGCAAGACCCTATGGCGTGGGCGGGTCATGAGCCACGAGATGGATTTTTATCTGCGGCAAAAGGTGTACTGCGAAGGCGAGCTTGCCTACTTCAACGACAGCTCCCTCGTGCCATACAAGTACACGGACATCAGCATCAAGGAATTTCTGGCCAAGGTTATCAGCAACCACAACGGCCAGACAGACCGGTACAAGCGTTTTACTCTCGGCACCGTAAACGTGTTTGAGAATGGCCCGCAGGAGCCTTTCCAGACGGTCTACATGGGTAATTGCGTAGTACAACACCATAGAGACAGCGACGGAGACAATGAGTATTGGTTGGAGGATGCTGATAAAAGGTGGATATGCGATGTAAACGGCTACTCCGTTCCAGTTGGGGAGTACATTAACAGAAATAATGCGATATGCGTTGTCTCCTATGACAGTACTTCTTCATACACGGTGGAGCGAAACATAGCCTACAAAAACGGCAATTTTTACTCACTGAGCGCTACGCAGAAAGACTCGAAATACATTTACGCCATCGGCACCACCCCGCTGACAGACTGGAAGCTGACCGATGACGGAACGATTCAGCTCTATAACTCCAGCACGGGAGGCTGGTCGACCTGCACTGGTTACTATCTGCACGACTTCGACGCCTCGGCCAACGAGGCCCTCGATTTTGGCGATGGCAAAAACTTCGGCACCACGTGGGACATCCTGCAATCCGAACTGACGGACGTGTACGGCGGCTACTTTGCCGTCCGCTACTCTGACGACGGAAAGACCCGGTATCTGGACTATCTGGCCGATGACGGCATCACAGAGACGAACCCGCAGCCTGTGGAGTTTGGCGTCAATATGCTTGATTTGACCAACTACGTCAAGGCCGAGGACATTGTCACCCAGGTCATCGCGGTGGGTTACAAGTCGAAGGGCTGGTGGATCTTCAAGAGCACGAAGACTATCAGCCAGACAGCCTACGACTTCGAAGCTCAAAAAGTCTACGGCGTCATCACCAAAGTCATCGTCCTCGACGGCAAGGCGTCCACAAATCAAAAGCTGCTGGACGCTGCAAACGAGGAGCTTCGAAGATGCCAGCAGCGCTATCTTGAAGGCATCGAGGTGAGCGCTGTTGACCTGCATGATGCCGGTATCGACGTAGAGCGTCTAGGCTGGATGAAAAAGACCCGCGTTATCTCAAAGCCCCACGGCCTTGATACGCTGCTCCTGCTTTCTAAGGTGGTCGAGCCGCTGGACGCGCCGCAAAAGAAGCGCTTTACCTTTGGGACAAGCTTCTATTCCATCTCGGACTTGCAGGCCCTCAGCAGCCACAAGGCCTCGCTGGCTTACAGTATGTCCCTGAGCGCAGCGGGGTATCTGAACGGCGCAAAATCATAAACACGTGTGCAATCCCTACAAGTACAATGCCGCCGCCTACGCGGGCGCTGACTGGCTGTGGGACGATTTTTAATCTATGACGAGCCTACGGAGGTAAAGAACCTGTGAACAAGACTTTCGAAGAAAACATCAACGACGTCCGCACGGCAAGGCGGGGCGTCGAGGTGCGGGAGGCTATGGCTGAGAGCCTTGAGTATGTGGAGGGCTTTGCCTCCACCTCCACCCAAAAGGCAGAGGAGGCCGCAGCCAGCGCCGAAACTGCCGCCGAGGCCAAGGAAGCCGCCGCTGCCTCTGCTCAGACCGC